GGTATAGAGACGACGTAACAAAAGGCCTATACAGCCAAAGGAGTACAAATGGGTACAACAACTTTTCAGGGTCCGGTAAAAACGGGTCCAGTAATTAGCGGAAACACTTATGGTGGTTACCGTGGTAAAGATTTAAAAGACACGCAGTGGGTTAAAAATACTGTAAGTATGTATTTTAACGAACCTGCACCAGGTGATGATAATGGTATTTGCACAGCGCAAACACCTGCAGCAGCTGGAACGTTAACTATTGATGGAGCTTTAACTGATAGTGGTGCTTACGTGCCAAGTCAATCTTCTACAGCAGCTACAAGAAACACAGCTTGGGCTAGACAGATTGCAGTAAAAAGTTCTGGTAATGATTCTGGAGTAACTTTCACTATCACAGGTACTGATGTTAATGGTAAAGCATTATCTGAAACTATTACAGGTCCAAATGCTGGAACTGTATATACTGCTGCTACTTTAGTAGGCTTATTTAGAAGTGTTACTAAAGTGGAAATTAGTGGTGCAGGAACTGGTAATATTGAAGTAGGAACAGGTGCAGCAACAGGTGGCGTTTTATACGCAAGACCTATTGGTGTTATTCCTTATCAATCATCTATTGTTGATATGAAACTACACATGGTAGAAGCTTTTAATTCAGGAACTTCTGATGTAGTTGCAATTGGTAAATCTGATGATAATGATTATTTAGCAGATATAGCTAGTGCAGTAATGCAAACAACTACTAACGTGGCAAGTGGTGAAGTAATTACTACTGACGCTACACAAATTGGTGACTGGAGAGCAGTTTCTCAATCTGATACTGGAGCAGACGGAGTTGCTTACAATTCTGATATTCAAGTTATCGTAGAGTTAACTTCAACAGGAACTTTAGCAACTGCTGGAATTGGATATTTCTCAATTGATTATATGCAAGGAAGAAATATGACAGCGGCAGACGCTTGGTAAAATTAATATAACCGTGGGTGGGGAGTAATGTCCCCACCCTTTTACAAGGGGAATTAAA